TCCCAACATTACGTAGTAAACCGGCGAAGGACCACACGCACCCGCTATCAGCTGCGGATCGTAGTGGAGCGTCCGACACAATAGATTTGTTCGGACGATTAACTGGGTACACCCCATATTTTGTGCAGCGCTCACGCTCAGACGAGCGCCACGGACGGGAAGGGTCACGTGCTTACTACTGGAGTAAGGACTTACAAGCCAAACCTGCTACTTTCGCTGTGACCGAGAGCCATCTGTTGGCTTTTGTTGATGTAGACCAATACATTGACATGCCACATTTGTTGTGCACTGAGTTTAAACCTTGCTTAGTGTACACTTTCCAGCCATATAAAGCCGCTTCGATTGAACCCGAATATTCCTACACCTTTGGTCCCGACAATATAGTCGACTATAGGGTGAAAGGCGGCGCTAGATACCAACATGGTGTCTGGAATTACTCCGTCGACAATTTGGTCGTCGTTGAGTATTGGTTCATATTTCCAACTACCACCACCACCTACCTTGTGGATCGTCGTCAGACGTCCAACAACCATGATTTGGTCCTCCTCACGCCAGTGAAGCGATGGACGGGCTTTCTAGCCCCATGGTTGGCAAGTTACCTTAACGGTTCAGAGCTCGCGCGTTTAAATCTTTACGACGCCGGTTATCTCCGTCTTAAGGTTCAGGGCGAGTCGGTGATGATGTCCACCGCTCGCGTGAATGAATATTCATGCGCTACGGTGAAGGTGACAACTGACGAGGCCGTCTCCGCGGTGTCACGGGTGAGCAAACTTGATCTCACCCTACCCCAGGTTATCAAACAGGTGACCGATGCGGGAGAGAAGATAGAGACGAGTGCTGCCTTGGTGTTGCAGGAATACCATCGCGAGCAGACAGGTGGCAAACCGCCATTTGTCTACCCAGTCCACTGTTCGCTCAAGAGCTATACGTTCGTTGAAAGCGGGCATGTGGACGTTAAACCATCGCTGGTCCCGTTCATGCCACCGATGATGCCTGAATGCTGGTCTCCTACCGATGACCCAGCAAATGAGCGACGAGCTGTCGCATCGCGCATCACTGAGATAAAGAAATTGCCTGTCCACATGACTGGCTTCCTCATCAAGGTGATAGATGAGTTTAATCACCATCTGTTCCCTGTCCCCCACGTTTTAACTCCTGCCGAGTACGACGAGGTGCACAGGCGTCAAGATCGCCCGACCCAAAGGAGAATCCTCCTTGAGGGTGAGACGACGAACACGACGCGGATCGTGCAGTCATTCTTGAAGAAGGAGACTTATGACAACCCCAATGACCCAAGGGTTATTACCACCATTAATCCCAATGATAAGCTGGAGTACTCTGCGATAATCTATCCTATTGCCGATGTGCTCATTGAGCAAGATTGGTATGCGTTTGGGAAAACCCCACTGGGCATTGCTACGCAAGTTGTGCGTGTTTGCTCGGATTCCACGACTCAGCATGTTGCTCTCGGGGATTTTAGCCGTATGGACGGCCACAGCAATGAAATTGATCGCGAAGCCGACAAAATGTTAGCTGTGCGGGCCTACAAGCCTGAATACCATGACCGCGTGTTGGAGAGGATGTCTTCCCAATATGACGTGAAAGGGTTCGGGCGCCACGGCACACAATACGCCAGTGGTAAAGCTCGTCTCTCAGGATCTCCAGAGACGGCTGCATTCAACAGCATTATCACTGCCCGTGTGGTCTACACTGGTTTTCGTAAAACCATCGACCCAAATACTGGAGACTTCCACACACCTAAGGAGGCGTGGCGGAAATTGTGCCGTCTGTCGATGCTTGGTGGTGATGACTCAATCGTCGCTGAGCTGTCCGCGGAGGTGCTAACAGCATCTGCTGCCATGTATGGCCAGGTGCTAGAGGTTGACATCGTCCGCCGCGGTGAATGGGGAATCAATTTCCTATCGCGGTTCTACACAGACAGAGTCTGGTATGGCGAGTTGTCCTCAACGTGTGACTTGCAGCGACAATTGCGTAAGTTCCATGTTTCTACGCGGCTTCCCCCTAATGTGACACCTGTCATGAAATTGGTGGAGAAATGCCGTGCTTTCTGCATGGGCGACCAGAACACGCCTATTCTTGGTCCTATAAGCAGATACGTGTCCCTGGCCGCTTCCGACCGGGACATGTCCCTCACTGACGACCTTCGCATCTGGTCGTTCAGTGATGATCTCTCCGAGCAATATCCAAATCAGA